TGCTTGGTTATCATGATAGCTGTGGTTTTTTTATGGTTGAGCTTAAGATTGCTAGAGCTCCAAAAATAAGCTTCAGTCCGCATCAAAAGTTATTCGCCATGACCAGAACAAAGCGTAACTTCATCCTGCTCGAAGACACCTCTTCTCGTTCCACGAAACTTTATGAGAGTAAAGCGATCCACGGTCTATTGTCCGATCACCGCGAAACACCGTGCGCGGCCCAGGACGACTGGGACCACATCCAGCGAGTGTTGATCAACACTCCGCTTGACGCTTGAAGCTTGTAGCTTGTAGCTTGATAATTAAAAAAAAATCTAGTTTAGAATCATTCTAAACTGGCCGCTTTGCATTCTTAACGAAGCGCGCACTGTTGTCCGCGTTCAACTCTTCAGCTTGAAGCTTGTTGCTTGCAGCTTGTAGCTTGGGCCTTCCTGGAAACCGGGCTTGACGCTTGCGGATTGGATAACCGTTCTCACGGCACCAGTCATTGTGGACCGCTTCTATATCTAATTGAAATTTAGTGTTTGCCATATTCTATGTTTGGTATGTCCTTGCTCCAGCAGGTCCTACAGCTGCCACACTTGCCGCCCTGATCGGGGGCCGGACATGTACGTGTCGAGCTTCCAACAGTTGACGTGTGGGGCCAGAAGGTCACCGGGCCTTGATCAATCATATGAGAAGACATTCTAATAATTAGATTGTCAGGAACCTGGGCTGGATCTATATCTTTTAAAAATTGCGCTTCGCGTGTTGGCATCCAGTGCTTCACCTTCGGTGTGAGCTTACACACCTCAAAGATCTTTTGCAGGTGTTCAGGGCTCTGTATGTCTCCGGCGTCGTGCCATCTAAAATAACCATGTTGAGCTACGGCTTTTGAATTAATAACCACGGCCATCGCTTCGACCCATTCAGGTTTACTGATGGAGGCCAGGCGTTTGTATTGTGCTTTTTTTATTTCTGGATATCTCGCATAGTTACCTTTGAGAGCGTAACAGCCAGCGCATACGCTGCCGGCTACCTTCACCAGCTTCGAGCCTGTTTTGCATTCCCATGCTGGAAGCCCGTAGGCGTATCCAGGCATTTTATTTGGTTTAGATAGTGATATTATTATTTTTTTACTTTGTTTTATATTCATATATTCTTCTTATAATTTCCCAGTTGATTTGTCAAGCTTGTAGCTTGACGCTTGTGGCTTGTAGCTTGCAGCTCATTAAAAAATTTCTTTGTGCTCTTCAGGTATGACGCCGGCAGCTGATCGTGGTCCATTGTGAACCACGGAATCAGGTCGTTGTGATTAATTTTTTTCATTTACTTCTGATTCCTTCCAGCTGTTACCATTAGAAATACACTTATCACCAGGGCCACCGGTAAGAGCGTATTGTTTGTTTGCTTCTGGTTTGTCCATGATCCGGTTTTCACTACCCATGAATCCATCTTTGTTTTTTCTATAATGCCATCCATCAGGCGGGGCGTTTTCTTTATTTATTTTTTTAATTAACTTACTTAGTTTCATATGTATCCTTTCATTGTGCCTGGTCCCGGTACATGGAGACGAACTAGCGTCTATTCCTACCGGGGTTCGGCGGTGTGATGGTTTGAGTTTTTTTATCCGGATACCACCAAACGGGATATAAATACATCCTACAATATCCCAGTTTCTTTGTCAATGTGTATAAGTAAAAATAAACTTCTTGACATCTATGGGATTATATGATACACTTGGTAGGTGGTTGGGGTTGGCGTAGGGTATATAGGAAAAAACAATACAACTATAGGTTGTGCGGCTTGTAGCTTGTGGCTTGAAGCTTGGCGCTGCGCGCACATTAGAATCATTCTAAAGTGGCCAAGGAACTAGAGGCGTACACGCTAAACGTAACTCTTCCAATAGTCCTACCTTTCGGCGCGCTCTTGACCCCAGGACGTCCAGCTACCCTATGTCAATTCACATATATTGCTGGTCTTTATATATCCGAGTTGCAACAAGGATATAAAGGATCGTCCAGAGCTCAAGTTTAGAATTATTCTAAACAAGCATTTTTATAATCATTATTAATATGTTCACTTTCAGCTTTGTATTCTTCTTTATTACTTGCTGAAGAATTAATTATATAATAATGTTCATCAATATAACTTTCGGCAATAGCAGGACGATTTCCGTATTTACCTTTTCTTTTTATCTGTCTGTTTATTGCGTTTATTCTTTTATCTTTCCAATTCATGATAGTAATATAACACTTGACAAAGTCTTTGTCAAGGGATATTATGGGAAATATAAACACTAACAGAAAGAAAATATGTCAGCTAAAATAAGAATGAATACCGAATACAGAAACAAATTCTACAATAGAATTAAAGATGTATTTGAAAAAGAAGAAACGCAAGAGCAACAGGCATTTCTACAAGCTAGAGAAGAATTTAATGTAGCCCAGAAATCTACATTTGATTTAGCAAAGCAAGTTGTTGAAAGGTCTTACCCTAAAGAAGATGTTGCAACCTTGCGTGTCTTTAAAAAGAAGTATGGTCAACCATGTGATGTAGTAGCAAAAGATAAATGCTTTTACTTTGCACATAATGAAGATGTAGATGACGAGGGCGAACCAAAAGAAACAAATTCGCATTTTGATTTTGGTTTATTTGGCAATCTAAATGGGCAAGAACATGGTGGTTATGATGACCAAGACCACTTTGCACACGCATATTTTAGAGAAGAACTAAAAGCGAAAGGGTGCAACCCAGATATTATTCCACAGCAATCTGGTAAGGATAGCAACCCACATAAAACAAAACATATTGATATGTGTAATAAGGAACTAGGCAAAAGTGGAAGTAGTTATTCTGATAGCAACGATTATGAAATCGGAATGACTAAAGATTTCAACGCACCGTTTTACGTTGATGTCATTGGTACTTCTTATTGTAGAAGTCGTGCCATAGCTTGTACTAAAGATGAATACAATATCTTTTTACAATGGCGAATGGCAAAAGCAAAAGTTGTTAGCACTCATCAAACGTGGATAAACTCTATAATGAAACAATGCGACCAATTAAAAATTGGTTTGAAAGCATATCGTTATATGTCTGAGGCTATTGAATTGACTACTCAATTAGGAATAAAAATTGATGAGGCTGAACTTATCAAAACTAATTCAACAGGCTTAACAATCTACAACCCTACAAATCTAGCGAACATGATTAAAGGCATGAAGAATAAAAATCAGACTAGAGAGGCAAAAATACTAGCGAGAAAAGAATACGAGAGTGTAAATTAGGGCTTGACTTATTATATGGGATATAGTATAATATCCCATATAAACACTAACAGAAAGAAAAATATGCACCTAATAGTATCAAGACTAAAGTTTACACACTCAAACGATCACTACTTTGTAGAGTCGCAAGACAAAGACGAGTTAACAGCACACACAAAAAAACAAGCATTAGAATTATTGAACACAGAAGAAGATAAGACATTTCATTTAGTGACAGTAATTTAGTACTTGACAAGTATGGGACATTATGTTATAATGTCCCATAAACAACAGAAAGGAAATATGCAAAACACAGACACATTTTTTATAACTTACTTCGCAAAGAAACACGAAAAGTTTATAACTAGAAAAGGTCAGTATGATAAACCAGACGGAACGAAAGGCAAATCTTTTGTATCTAAAAACGGAAACCCATGTTTAGTTTATTGGGACTTAGACGCAGACGGTTGGAGAATGGCGACAGGCGAGGCGAAAATTAGAATATGAATACTTTATTATATATCGGTCTAGGGTTTATAACCCTAGGCTTTTTATTATTTATCGTTGCAATAATAATGGAACGACATTACGAAGTTAAACTATGGGAACTAAAACAGAAAGAAAAAAATGAGCGACTTTAAATGGTGTCATGGTCCTAAGTGTCATAAGTCACATACACAGGACCGAGTCCGAGGTTCTAAAGGTTCTAAGGTTTTAAGAACTCGTAAGATTAAAGATAACCCTCATTACAATGAATATTTTACACCCTTTAAATATTTTTGTAGTCAAGGTTGTTATACTGATTTCTTTAAAGAACATATAGAACGTATCATTGCTATTGCACCGAGGTACGAGCCACTCGAAACACCGATCGAGGACCCTGTAAGAGAGAGATCGGAATATGGATATTATAATACTACAATAAAAGAAAGAGGGGTTGACACGATAGAATAATTATGCTATAATATCCCATATAAACAGAAAGGAAATATGACTACAATAACTTTTAACAATGATGAAGAAAGAAAAAACTTTCAGATCTCTATGGCGCTAACTATGTTGCGTAGTGAAGTGAGAGGTGGAATGATTATGTGCGACCCTCGAAAGGGAACTACTGTAAGAACTTTGGCGCGTTATTTTCAAGGTCTTAAAAAAACTCGTAAGGGTGCATATAAACAATTAGTTGATGCTGGTGTGTATACTCAATTAGATCAATTAAAGGAAAAGAAAAATTAACACTTGACACATATGGGATACTATGTTATAGTATCCCATAAACAAACGAAAGGAAAATATGTACAATACATTACTTTATATAGGCATTGCATTCTTATTGAGTGGCTTTGGTCTATTCATAGTAGCAATAATAATGGAACGACATTACGAAGTTAAGTTGTGGAAACTAAAGAACGAAGGGGATAAACATGAGTAACATGGATAAAATGAAAAAGATGAGTGAAGAGATTACTAAAATCTTTCATGAACATCATAAAAAAACAATGCAACCAAAAATAAAAGTTACTAACCCTTACTCTGGTCAATCAGCAATGCTGACCGAGGAAGAAAACAAACTTTACTTATCTATTAAGTTAGCTGAGTTAGAGGAACGATACGACATAATGCAAAAGCAATTAAGTAAGTTTAGCAGAATGAATGTATCAGCTTATATGACATTATTGGACTAGCATATTTTCCCATAGAGTCAATACTCTATGTGTCCATAATGGGTCGCCCCCTAACGGGGGCGGACTACAACCACAGGTTGTATCGCGCGCCGAACGTAGGGCTTCGCCCTACTACAACCACAGGTTGTGCGCCGCGGCTTATGCCGGGCTTCGCCCGGGCCAAGTGGGTCCCAAACACTTTGCCTTATTGTTGCCACAATTGACCCCCACACACCCTCTACGTATAGGGGTCCCATACAGTTTACCTTTATGCCTAGTTTTAGAGATAGATATGGTATAAAATACTTATAGCAATAAACAGAGCCTTTAAAAAATTCTGCACAAAATTTTATGAAACAAGAAATTATAGACAAGTTACCTCCTGACGTAAAAAAAGATTTCATGAAGTACGCTATAAAACTTTCTGAAAAAAAAACTGAAAACAAAGTCAAATCTGATTTTCTTACTTTTGTTAAACATGTATGGCCTGAATTTATAGAAGGTAATCATCACAAAAAAATTGCAGAAAAATTTAACCGTTTGGCAAATGGTAAATTAAAAAGAATTATTATTAACATGCCACCAAGACATACCAAGTCTGAATTTAGTTCGTTCTTACTTCCTGCTTGGATGGTAGGACGTAAACCAGATCTTAAGATTATACAAACAACCCACACCACAGAACTCGCGATCCGCTTTGGACGTAAAGCTAAAAACTTAATTGATACACCCGAATACCAATCCGTTTTCAAAACAAGACTTAAAG